TTAAAAATCCTTTTAACAGGAATGAGAGTACTTTTACCTTTTCAGAATGGTACTTATGGACTGATTATAGATGGTGACCCAGGCAGTAGCTTTGCTTTTAACCACGATAATATTGTGGGTGGGATTACGATTAGTAGTGCCAACAAGAATAATAAGTACAATCAAGTCGTAGCCAAGTTTACTAATCCTGACACAAATTGGATGCCAGATAGTATTACCTATCCAGAAGTTGATAGTGCAGATGATACAACATGGCTATCAGAAGATAATGGCGAAAGATTACGCACAGAAATAACACTACCCACTACAACAGATGTTTATGTAGCAAGGGATATTGCAAGAGTTGTACTAAAAAGCAGTCGTAACCAATCCCTACAAATATCCTTTATCAGCACATCAGAAGGCTTAAATTGCTCTATAGGTGATGTTGTTACTGTTTCACATGAAACACCTGCATGGACAAACAAAGAATTTAAGATACTTAGCCTAGAACTATTAGACAATGGCGAAGTCAATGTAGTAGCGCAAGAGCATGATGGTGCAATATACACATGGGATGACGATGGGCAAGTTGATGCAGTTGTATCAAGTACCCTACCTAATCCCTTTACAGTAGCAGCACCTACAAGTCTAGCAGTTACAGAAACTTCAGCGATTAGTAAGGATGGTACTGTTGCACCTGCCCTACAATTTACATGGACAGCATCAGCCGATTCATTCGTTACATCTTATGAGGTACAGTTTTTAGGTACTAGTTCATTTGATTACGGATTAATTACTCAAGCCTATGAGGAGAATGAAAGCTGGGGAAACATTACAACAGCATACGATGAGACAGAAAACTATGGCTCAATCACAGAAACAGTAGCGCAAGATGCACCTTATTACCAATCAGCCTTTGTTAATACCACGCAATACATTCTCACAGGCATAGCAACTAATGTTGAATTTGCCTTCAGGGTAAGAGGTGTTAATGAATTAGGTGTTAAATCAGCATGGGTAAGTACCACAAGTACAGCAGTAGGCGATACTACTCCACCTGCGCTACCTTCAGGAATTACAGCAACAGGTGGCTTACAATCGATCACAGTACAATGGACTAATCCTACTGATGCAGACTTTGCCCATGTCGAAATCTTTACCAATACTGTTGATAACTTTGCATCTGCAACTTTATTAGGTAAATCAGGTGGTACAGAATTCACTCATGTAGGACTTGGTTATAATGTCACTCGTTATTATTGGCTTAAATCTGTTGATTATTCCTTTAATAAATCAGCGCAAACAAGTTCAGTAAGTGGCACATCATCACAAGTAGATACCGATGCTTTTACAGCAGAAGTAAATGCCCTATTCCAAGAAGCAGGTGCATTTGGTATTGAGCCTGTATCTAGTTTACCTGCTGAAGGCTCATTTGATGGACAAATAGTATTCCTTACAACGGATAGCACTTTATATGTCTGGGATGCTACAGCAGAAGAATGGACAGATGAAATATTTACTACAAGTGCAGTTGCAGGTGGAAGTGTCACAGCAGCTTCCTTTGCAGCAGGTATTGAGCCTATTAGCATTGTTGCTAGTTTGCCTAGCCCAACAGGTTATACAGGTCCTAATGTTTTACTTTTAACGACTGATAAGAAACTATATCGCTACGATTCATCTGTACCTGAATTTACCACATTAATAGATGCTGTTGATCTAGATGGTACTTTAGCAAGTGCAAACTTTCCTAACAGTTTAAGACCAGTAGAAAATGTTTCATCTCTACCAAGTACAGGTAACTTTGAAGGTAGGGTAGTCTATCTAACTACAGACGATAAATTATATCGACATACAGGTAGTGCCTGGACAAGTGCTGTACCTGCTACAGACTTAACAGGTACGTTAGCATCAGGGCAAATAGCAGATTCAGCTATAACAAGCGTTAAATTAGCCAATGACGCAGTCACAAATGCGAAACTGGCTGTGGACAGTGTTCAAGGCGATGTCATAGCAGCTTTAGCCATAACTGAAACGAAAATAGCATCTGATAGTATTTCTACAGCCAAAATTCAAGCATCAGCCATAACAGCCTCAGAGCTGGCTGCAAATTCAGTGACAGCTACAGCCATAAGTAGTAACAGTATAACAGCAGCGAAAATTGCTTCAGGGGCAGTCACAACAGCCAAGCTAGATGCCCTAGCAGTGACTTCAGACAAATTGGCTGCTAACTCAGTTAATGCCTCAAAAATATTGGCAGGCAGTATCACGAGCAGTGAGATTTCCTCGAATACCATAACAAGTAATAATATATTGGCAGGCACGATACAAGCCTCAAATATAGCAGCAGGGGCTATCTCAAGTACCTTATTAGCAGCAGATAGTGTCGTTGCAGGGAAAATAGCAGCCAATGCTGTCACAAGTACCACCATAGCAGCAGATGCTATTACAGCAGGTAAGATTGCAGCAGGTGCAATTTCTACTGATGCTTTGCAAAGTAACGTGATCACAACAGACAAATTAGCAGCTAATTCCGTTACTGCTGGTATCCTTGCAGCTAGTGGAGTGATAACAAGTGCAGCCCAAATAACTGATGGCATTATTACTAATGCTAAGATTGAGAATGGCACTATTACAAGTGCAAAAATAGGCACAGCAGAAATAGAAACCCTTAATATTGCAGGGCAAGCAGTCACAGTACCAGCTAGTGCTTACAGCGTATCAGGGCAAGTAATCAATGCAGATACGCCAGATTTACCAGTAGCAGGCGTTACAGAAACCATACAAACACTTAGTATGTCTGTTATTAGTGGTAGTCCTGTCTTTTTAAATGGTAGCTGTGTTATCGATTTATCAAGTGGCACAGCACATAACGAAGTACAACTGGAATTATATCGAGGTGCTACTAAACTTATCGAATATAATAAGTCTAGCGCAGATAATACTGAGGACTTTTGGGTAATACAGTATGTAGATACACCAAGTGCTACAACGACTTATACCTATTATTTAAAAATACAGTTTTATCCATCAAGCAGTTTTAAGGCAGATGTCTTAACAGCATCTTATAGATTATTAACAGCATTACAGACTAAGAGATAATGAAATCAATAGTTATATACGATTACGATACAGGTATTATCAAAAGGGTAGTTAACTGTCCTGATGATAATGTTAACTTACAACTAGATGCAGGCGAAGCAGTCGTTGAAGGCTTTGCTGATGACAGCAAGCAAATGGTAGTTGATGGCCAGATCGTAGATAAAGATGCACCTAGTGACGCAGAAAAGAATGCACAAGCATTACATAAGCTAAGAAAGATGCGTAATGATATGTTAAAACAATGCGACTGGACAATCTTGGCTGATGCACCATTAACCACCTACAAGAAAGGCTTGTGGAAAACCTACCGACAAACATTAAGAGACTTACCAGATACTTATGCAGATATTACAAATATTAATCAGGTAGATTTCCCAGAAGCACCAAACTAAGTATAATAAGTTAGAGGAATTATATGACTAAAGCAGTACAACGAAGAAAAGGCACAGACTCAGAGCATAGCACTTTTACAGGGCTAGAGGCTGAGATTACTGTTAATAGCACTAATAAATCTGTTCATGTCCATGATGGCAGTACAGCAGGTGGCTTTGAATTAGCCAGAGCAGATGGTAGCAATGTCGATGACTTCGCTGTAGGTGGCAATCTAACAGTCACAGGTAATACAACCATTAATGGCACACTAACATTAGGTGACGCTGATACAGATTCTATTACCATTAATGCTGACTTAACCTCTAATCTTATTCCTAATGCAGATGATACCTATGACATTGGAAGTGCAACAAAAGAATGGAAAGATATCTATATTGATGGTACTGCCTATATTGATGCCTTAAATTTTAATGGCACAGCAATTACAGCGACAGGTGCAGAACTAAACTATGTTGATGGTGTTACAAGTGCAATCCAAACACAAATAGATGGTAAGCAAGATAGTGACGCACAACTTACTGATATAGCAGGATTAACTCCTACAGATGGTAATTTTATTGTAGGCGATGGCGCAAATTTTGTTGCAGAATCAGGTGCAACTGCTAGGACATCTTTAGGTTTAGGTAGCATAGCCACACAAGATAGTTCATCTGTATCTATTACAGGTGGTAGCATTGATGGTGTTACTATTGGTGGCTCATCAGCAGGTGCTATTACAGGTACAACCATAACAGCTAATACCTCTATTACAGGTACACTAGCCACAGCAGCACAAACAAACATCACAAGCGTTGGTGCATTAAATGGCGGTTCAATTACATCAGGCTTTGGAAGTATTGATGTGGGCTCTTCTGCAATCACTACAACTGGTACGGTTACTGGTGGCACATTAGCAGGAACTTTATCTACAGCAGCTCAACCTAATATTACAAGTGTTGGAACTCTTACTACCTTTACCTCAACAGGTATAGACGATAACGCAACCAGCACAGCGATTACGATTGATTCCAGCCAGAACGTGGGTATTGGTACGAATATTCCTGTTTCTGAAGTTCACATAGCAAGCGTTAGTCCAATACTAACATTACAAGATACAAATAGTACTGAACCTCTATCTACTTACATTGATTTTTTAGATAGTGCTGGGAATGAGCATGGTTGGATTGGTTATGGTTCTGGCTCATTGGATACTATGCAGATAGCTAATGGTTATGATGACATCATTTTCTTTACAGGAACAGATGGGACTACTTCAGAAAGAATGCGTATCGACTCATCAGCAGGTAACGTAGGTATTGGTACGAGCAGTCCACTAGGTTTACTTGAAATAAATGGCGGTACAGGTGTATCAACAAGTGGCGGAACTTTAATAGTTAGACAAGATGGTGATGCTAGTACAGATGGAATTGCTTTAACAAGTAGCAATGCTATTTCTCATAGAATTTGGAAGGATGTTAATGGTAAATTAAACATAGGTCCAAGTACCCTACCATCTGCTTTGGTTCAAGACACATCAGGCAACCTTCTGGTGGGCAAGACTACTGGTGGTGCTTTAGGGACAGCAGGAATTGAATTACGTCCAAATAACCTTTATGTAACTTCAAATAGCAGTGTTCCTATTTATGCAAACCGAAATACCAATGATGGGACTATCGTTGACTTCCGCAAAGACGGCACATCAGTTGGTAGTATTGCTGTTGATTCTGGTGCTTTAGAGATTACGGGAACATCCGCAATAAACCTCAACAACGGCACAAATGAGGTTGGATTTGGCACAGGTGCCATTGCGGGAAACGGCGCAGGGAATGATGATGTCATAGATCTTGGGCGTAGTAACCGCCGCTTCAAAGACATCTACGCTACCAACGGAACTATCCAAACCTCTGACAGAAATGAAAAACAAGATGAAGCAGACCTATCAGATGCAGAGACAAGAGTCGCTGTTACTGCTAAAGGTTTGCTGAAGAAGTTCAGATGGAAGTCTGCTGTTGAAGAAAAAGGTGATGAAGCCAGAGTACACTTTGGTATCATCGCTCAAGACTTACAAGATGCTTTTACTGCTGAAGGTTTAGATGCAAGTGTTTACGCTATGTTTATTAACAGCGAGTGGTGGGAAAGTTATACTGATGTTCCAGCCATAGAAGCTCAAGAAGCTGTACTTGATGAAGATGGCAATGTAGTCACTGAAGCTGTAGAAGCTAAAGAAGCCTATACTCGCACAGACACATATGAAACAGAAGCTGAAGCACCAGAAGGTGCAATCAAAAAACAACGCATGGGTGTTCGTTACAGTGAACTCCTAGCATTTATTATTGCAGGAATATAGGAGAAATAACATGGCAACATGGACAATAAGTCAAATGGAAAGAAATGCTAGTGATGGTGGTGTGACTACTGTACACTGGCGTGTAAGTGCAACAAGTGGTGAGCATAGTGCATCAAACTATGGCACAGTAGGATTTAGTCCTGACGCATCGGCTGATGGCTTCGTAGGCTTTGATAGCTTAGATGAAGCAACAGTCTTAGCATGGGTACACGGACACGAGAGCATTGACAAAGATGCTATTGAAGCAGGACTACAATCACAACTAGACGCATTAGCAAATCCAACATCTATCGCTGGATTGGCTTGGTAATAAACTTAATAAGGGAGTCATTATGTCTGAAGAACAACAACCAGAACAAACCATAACTATTGATGAGAAAGTATACAAAGTCTCAGATTTAGACCAACAGCAACGCTATCTAGTCTTACAAATACAAGACTTACAAAACAAAGCAGATGATTTAGCGTTTAAACTTGATCAAGTTAATACTGCAAAAAAATCATTCTTTGATACACTAAAGCAGAAACTAACTGAGGAACAAAACAATGCTGACTGATATTTTCATGTTAATCGAGCTAATCCCACAAATCATAGCTATTGCTAGCATGGTATGTGCATTAACTCCAACCCCTAAAGATGATGCTATTCTAGGCAAAATCTATAAAATCCTTGAACTTCTTGCCTTAAACATTGGCAAAGCTAAGATGCCTAACAAATAAATGAAACGCATAGGGCAACTGTTAATCTTATGGTTGCCCATTGCACTTTATGGACAACAAACAGGCGATTTAAACAGCAATACAGTCAACAGTAGCGTATCGAGTAATAATGTAGATACGACTAA